TTCGTTTTCACTGGTACTGCATTCCGGTGCAGCACAAGAACGCTTGCTCTGAGAAACAGCCGCACTGGTATCCGTGGCTTCCAGATGATCGCGAGAAGTGGGTCCGCGACTTGCCGCCAGAGGCGATTACGGAACTGCGGGGTTTCAAACTTGGAATGGCTATTCCTCAAGCGGCACCACTGGTGTTCGGGCCGAGCAACGGAACGATTTGCCAGATTCTCGGGATACGGTGCCAGGAGTCGATGAGTCGCTTTGGGATGATTGCTCAAAAACCTAAGCACGTAACCGAAGAGGCTTTCCTGACTGCCGATCCAGACTACCGATGGATCACGAGAGCGTACCCAATCTACGATTGGAACACGGAGGATGTGTGGCGTGCGCCGCTGGTTCACGGCTGGGATCACAACACGGCCTACGACGTCATGGAGAAGGCGGGAGTTTCTCGGCACAACCAGCGATGCGCCCCGCCCTTCGGAGAGCAGCCGATCCGAGGTCTTCACAAGTTCAAGGTGTGCTGGCCCGAACTGTGGGGGAAGATGACTCAGCGAGTAGCCGGGGCGGCAACGGCAGCAAGGTATGCCAACACATCTCTCTATGGATTTGGACTCTCCGACCAAGACTTACCGGCTGGCCTAACGTGGCAACAGCACACCATGGAGTTACTGGAGTCTCTGGAAGGAAAGGCAAAAGCTGAAGTTGCAGAGTGTATTCGCAAACTGTGCAGCGTGCATCGCAACAGGACATCAGAGCCTATCCCTGACGCCGATCCACACCATGAAACCGGATATTGCTGGAAGAATATTTGCATCGTTGCGCGGGTTGGCGGCAACAAGTTCGGCAGGCAGTTTCGCAAAGTCAACACCAAGGCAAACAACTTCGTACTCAAACAGAGAAAGAAGAGGGAACAAGCATGAAGAAACAGCCGCTTGATTTAGTCGAATGGGTGGACCGTGATTCCATCGAGCCGAACGACTATAACCCGAACAAGCAGCCGCCCCCGGAGCACCGGCTCCTCAAGGTTTCCATCCTTGAAGACGGCTGGACGCAGCCCATCGTCGTGTTCGATGACGGCAGCGGCAAGAAGCCGGTCATCGTCGATGGCGAGCATCGCTGGCGCGTCTCTGGCGACAAGGAAATCAAGAAACTCACCAAGGGCAAGGTGCCTATCGTTCGTATTGCCGGAAGCCGCGAGCACCGGATGATGTCCACGATTCGTCACAACCGCGCTCGTGGCGAGCATCACGTCCTCCCGATGGCCGAGATCGTGCGAGCCCTGCTCGCCGGTGGCATCGAGAAGGATGACGTTCAGTTCTTGCTCCAGATGGAGGAGGAAGAGCTCGAGCGGCTGGCCGAAAAGGCCGGGTTGCCCGAGGTGATTTCACGAAGTCACACCGAGTTCAACAAAGGATGGGTGCCAGGATGAGCAACGCAAAGATCGGTTACGTCAAGGGCGAGCTTGATTTCCGCGATTACCGTTTCCCGGTGTCGTCGTTGATGGTTCGATCCGGCGACGAGTACCGCAACGAAGGTGAGGCCGATACGGTGTACGGCTTCGCGTGCGAGCATTGCTACATGATCACGAACCAAGGGCAATTCCCGCTGGAACCGGGGATGTATTTCTGCGTCCCGACACCGGTGCGGATTCAGTCTGTGGCCGTTGGTCGCGACGGCAAGAAGGCTGGCGACAACGCCGCGCTCGTCATAGTGCGACACGGCTATCGCGGGCTGTTTTCTATCGGCGGTCCGATTGAGGATCGCGGACGACTTCGCTACATCGACGGTTGTTCGGATACGCTGCTAATCTGCCCGCCGCGGCTCGGGGAACCGTGTCTGAACTTCCTGCACTTCCCCAAGAACATCTCCCAGACGATGCACACGCACCCGAGCATCCGGGTCGGAGTCGTGGCTCGCGGGCACGGTATCTGCAAGACGCCAACGGGCGACTTCGACTTGAAGCCGGGGATGCTCTGGCTTCTCCCCGAAGACACGCCGCACTCGTTCTTCACCTACGACGAAACGATGGACGTTATCGCATGGCATCCCGACTCCGACACGGGGCCAAACGACGACGATCACCCAATGATCAACCGCACCATCGTAGACGGCACCTCGGCAAACCAGATCGAAGCCATCCGCACAACGGGTGACATCCGGTGCGAGTAGCGATCCCTCGCAAACAGACGGCCACCCACGAGCACTTCGTGGCAGCGATGGGCCGCATCGAGGAACTCGTGCCCCGCGATGAGTACGAGCGAAAGAAAGCAGGCGCTGTCGCCAGGGTTCGACACTTCGCTGGAAAACGCCCGGCGTTCGCGTGGTCAGGCGGGAAAGATTCGCTGGCACTACAAGTCGTGTGCGAAGCGGCTAGCGTTCACGAGTGCTGCCTCGGCATGACGAATCTTGAATACCCGGCTTTCCTGCAATGGGTCACCGACCACATGCCGCACGAGTTGGCTGTCTACTCAAACGGCTGGGATCTGGAGTGGCTGAAAAAGAATCAGCGCATGTTGTTCCCCAAGACAGCCAAGGTTGCCGCCGAGTGGTTCAAGGGGACGCAGCACGCGGCGCAGAAACGCTTCTTCAAGGTCTTCAAGGCTTCCGCCCTGTTTCTTGGTCGCAGGCTTGCAGACGGCAACTTCTGCGGCAAGGGATTCGCCTACGAATCCAAAGGCGTGTACCGCGTCTCGCCGATTGCAGACTGGACGCATGAAGACGTTCTTGCGTGCCTGCACTACGAGAATATGGCGAACGACCTTCCGCCGTTCTATCAGTGGCCGCGAGGCTACCGGTGCGGGACGCACAGTTGGCCCGCGCGTCAATGGTGTGACTCCGACCTGCACGGATGGTTCGAAGTTCACGAGATCGACGCGAGCATCGTTCGGGATGCAGCCGAGGCTGGCATCGACTCCGCGAAAAAGTTCTTGGACAACCTTTGATGTGCGGCATATTCGGTTTTGTCGGCAACACGCTGCCGCCTAAGAAGGCGGCGTTAGAGGAGGTCGCGATCCGCGCCGCCGAGCGTGGCCCAGATGGATTCGGCATCGCCCACAAGTCTGGCGGCAAGGTGACAGTGCAGTACGGCGAGGGATGCCTTCTTGACTCTCTCGACATACTGTCCGCCACGATGAGCGCAAAAGCGATCCTTGGGCACTGCCGGCTGCCCACTCAGGGTGGCCGGCAAGCCAAGCATCCGTTTCCGTGCGGCGACGGCTGGCTGATGCATAACGGAAACGTCTATGATTCGAAGAGGTACCAGCACGAAACAAAAACAACGTGCGATACAGAGATCGTCGCGTGCGAGGTTGCAGCAAGGGGGGAAGTGCTGGGCGACAAACTGTGGAACATCGCCAAGGAGATGCACGGCGAGGTGCCTTTTGTTGTGGCCTTCCTTTCTAGTTCCCGATTTGCCGTTGCAAGGCAGGGGCACCCGCTGTTCTTCAAGTCGACCGAGGAAGGCTTTTACTTTTCCTCAAAGTCATTCCCCGGTGCAACGATGCTGACGAAGTCGTTTTTCGCAAGACTGGAGTGACCAATGGGCAAACGCGGCCCTGCCCACGAACCGTCGATCCTGAAATACATTCGCGGCAACCCGTCGAAGGACACACTGCCGACGAACGAGCCGACGCCCGAACTGCTCGACAAACTCGACCCGCCCGAGTCGATTGCCGAAGACCCGGTGGCCGTGAAGAAGTGGCACGCCACCGTTCCGATGCTGCGGCGGATGCGGGTGTTCACGGAAGCCGATGTCGATGCGTGGGCAATCTATTGCCATACGTGGTCTAAATGGCTGGAGGCCCGCGACAAGTGCAAGCAGTTCGGCCGCGACAACGTGATGATGGAGCCCGACCCGAACCGCACCGATGGAAGGATGCGAATCAAGTGGACGCAGCCGCATTCGTGGGCCGTCGATGAGCGGTCGCTGCGAAACGACCTGCGGAGGATGCAGCAGGACTTCGGCCTGACGCCGAGCAGCCGGTCGCAGGTGAGCACGCATGCCCAGGAAGAAACAGACCCGGTTGCCGATTACGCTGCGAAGCGCCGCCGAACGCCAGGGGCTTGATTACTACTTCGATCCCGAGGCGGCGCAGCACGTCGTTCAGTTTTTCGAGACGTGGCTGCGGCATTCCAAGGGCAAGCACGCAGGCCAGACGTTTGCACTGCTCGATTGGCAGACGGCGATGCTGGGCGAGTTATTCGGCTGGAAGCGGCTGGACGACAACACGCGCCGCTACCGCGTGGCCTACATCTCGACCGCGAAGAAGCAGGGCAAGTCCACGCTGCTCGCTGGCATCGGCTTGTATCTGCTCGCCCTCGACGGCGAACCGGGGGCCGAGATCTTTGGCTGCGGTGCAGACCGCGAGCAGGCGTCGATCGTGTTCCGCGAGGCGGCGAGCATGGTGCGGGCCTCGCCCAAGCTCTCCCGCGTGCTGGAAGTCATCGACTCCCGCCGCACGATCGCGTACCGCAACGCCTCTTCGTTCTACCGCGTTTTGTCGGCTGATGCGTTTCGGGCCGAGGGTCTTAATATCCACGGGCTCCTCTTCGACGAGCTCCACGCCCAGCGTGACCGCCGACTCTGGGATGCCCTCCGCTACGGCGGTGCGGCTCGCGAGCAGCCGCTTATCGTGTCGATCACGACGGCAGGCTACGACCGCAACTCGATCTGCTGGGAGCAGTATTCCTACGCGAAAGCCGTCGCACGGGATTGGACGCATGACCCGACGTTCTTTCCCTGCATCTACGAAGCCGACGAGAAGGACGAGTGGACGGACGAAAAGACATGGCCGAAGGCGAATCCGTCGTGGGGCGTGACGATCAAGCCGGAAGACTTCGCCGCCGACTGCCGCGAGGCTCAACTTTCCAGCACTAAGGAAAACTCGTTCCGCCGCTACCGGCTCAACCAGTGGACGCAGCAAGACACTCGCTGGATCAAGATGGAAACGTGGGACGCCTGCGCCTCCGAGCCGCCCGGCCCGCTCGACGGGCGGGAGTGCTGGTGCGGCCTGGATCTCGCCACGACCTACGACACCTCGGCGTTCGTCGCGGTCTTTCCTGCGCCGGACGGCACCTACGACGTACTGTGCCGGTTCTGGATTCCTGGCGACAACGCTCACGAGCGGGAGCGGCGAGACCGCGTGCCGTACGCGACCTGGGCGAATGACCCGGCGACAGGCCTGACGATGACCGACGGCAACGTCACCGACTACGACGTGATCCGCCGGGACATCAACGAGTTTGCCAAGAAATACAACGTGCGGCAGATCGCGATTGACCGCTGGAACGCGACGCAGTTATCGCTCCAACTGCAAGGGGACGGGATCGAGGTGGTAGGTTTCGGGCAGGGCTTCGGTTCAATGTCTAGCCCGTCGAAGCAACTCGAAGGGCTCATCGTTTCTGGGAAGCTCAGGCACGGCGGCAATCCGGTGCTGTCGTGGATGGCAAGAAATGCCAGCGTCAAGGTAGATGCCGCCGGAAACATCAAGCCGATAAAGCCGCCGCATGGAAGCTCCGACCGAATCGACGGCGTCGTGGCACTCGTGATGGGAATCGGATGTCACGCAGCGCAAAAGCCGCCTGACAGCACACCAGAACCCTCGATGCTCTTCCTATGATCGCCCCATCTGACCGCATCCTCTGGCTCCCGACATCCGAGTACGAGTCTCGCAACTGGGACTACGAGTCGGGTGGCTACGGCGGCAACCGCAATCCATCGGGCGTGCGGATCGACCCCGAGACGGCGCTCCGCTCGACGGTCGTCCTCGCGTGCGTCCGCGTGCTGTCGTCCAGCGTGGCCGGGCTGCCGCTGCATCTCTATCGGCGGTTGCCGAACGGCGGGAAGGAGATCGCCCGCGAGGTGCCGCTGTATCGCATCCTCCACGAGCGGCCGAACGGCTGGCAGACGAGCTATGAGTGGCGGGAGCAGATCATGCTCCACCTGCTCACGCACGGGCAGGCGTTCGTCGAGATCGCTGGTGCCGGTCCTGCGACGCAGTTGATCGTGCTGCACCCGAGCCGGATGCAGGTCGAGCGGATCGAGAACGGGCGACTCCGCTACCGCTATCGCGAGGATCGCGGCACCGAGACGATCTACTCGCAGGACGCAATCATGCACCTGCGGTGGCTGTCTGACGACGGCGTCAACGGCATGGTGCCGGTCGAGCTCGCTCGCGACGCGATCGGGCTGGCTCGTGCGTGCGAGATTCACGGGGCGTCGTTCTTCGGGAATGGCGCTCGGCCCGGCGTGGTGCTGTCTACGGACAGCACGATCTCAGCCGAGGCGGCCGAGGCGCTCCGCAACGGCTGGGAGCGGATGCACCGTGGCAGCGAGCGAAGCCACCGCACGGCGGTCCTCCAGGGTGGTCTGAAGCCGATCGAGCTCGGCGGCGGGAACATGCAGGAGAGCCAGTTCCTCGAAACCCGCCGGTTCGCGGTCGAGGAGATCTGCCGCATCTACGGAGTGCCGCCGCATCTGGTTGGCGACCTGACGCGTTCGTCGTTCTCGAACATCGAACAACAGTCGCTCGACTTCGTGACCAACGGTCTCATGCCGTGGCTGCGTCGCATCGAGCTTGCGGTCGGTCGCGACCTCATCACCGACGACGCGCTCTTTGCGGAGTTCGACACTCGCGGCTCCCTGCGGGCAGACGCCGCCGGGCGTGGCTCCTACTACAACACGCTCTGGAACCTCGGCGTACTGTCGGTCAACGAAATCCGGGCGCTTGAGAACCTCAACCCCGTCGATGGCGGCGACGTGCGGTTCGTGCAGTTGAACATGACCACGCTCGACAAGGCTGCGGCTGATCCCGAGCCGACGCCGGTCGTCGAAGAGATCGTCGTCGAGGAGCCGGTTGCCGAGGCTGCGTCACCGGAAGCCGAGTCCGCACCGGACGCCACGCCCCAGGTCGCCGAGGTTTCGCTCAACGGTGCTCAGATCACCGGGCTCATCGCGATCGTGCAAGCGATCTCCGATGGTCTGGTCACTCGCGAGGGTGCGGCAGCGATGATCGCCGCGTCGTTCCCCTCTATCCCGCCCGCACAGATCGACGCGATCCTCGCAGGGGTGGTCGAGCGTCAACCTGCGCCAGCAGCGGATGCGCAGCCGCAGCCGGTGCCGGTCGTCGAAGACGCCCCCGCGAGGTCGCTCGAAGAGCGTGCCGAGCCCGGCACCGTCGCCGAGGGCGACTTCGTCTCGTGGGGCTCCGCTGGCGGGCGAGCTCGCGGACGCATCGACTACGTGATGGGCAACGGCACGCTTGATGTGCCGGGCACCGACTTCAAGATCAACTCGACCGAGGACGACCCGGCGGCCCTCATCACGGTCTACGAAGAGGTGAGCGGCGGTTGGCGGGCTACCGAGACGCAGGTCGGGCACAAGGTCGCGACGCTGACGAAGATCGACGCGTTGCCGGAGCCGCCGCCTGCGGAGGAGCCACGGGCGAAGCCACGGAGGCGACGACGTGGCTAAGTACGACCACATTGACTTCACGCCTCCCGAGGGCGTGCGGTC